TTTATCGTGAAAACCCATCCTCGGGAACGTGTTCCTGTTTTAGATTCCGTCTCCGGGGTAACCAGGAGGTTGTCGTCGACCGGGGTTTCCATGTGTGGGTGTGTTAACCTAGGGTGAGATAATAATCTGGCCTTCGGCCACCTGGTAATGACACAGAGGTCCGGGGTAATAAATTGCCCGGACCGGTAACCAGAGTCGCTAAGTATGGCACGGTCGGAAAACTATTCGTTTCCTCCGGCCGCGCTCCGTCTGTGGGGCGACTTCCGCCCTTCGGCTCACGCGCCCCACGGGCGCTCCCCGCGCCCGAAAAAACGAATGGGTTTTTTGTGCAGTGTGTTTATAGATTTACTGTGTGACACTGTGGTTTAGCTTGATGCTGAGATCGAAGCTGGGAGTGAGTACATTTGACTCAGTTGCATCGAGACCATAGTTTGTGCTACGGATCATTAGATACAGACGCGAGGTTGGTCTAACCTGCGCTCTGATCTGGGCTCCAGTCTGTGGCTGGTAATCCGCCTGGTCGTTAGTATCGACAATAGATGTAAGAACATCAGCCTTCTCAACGAAGTTAAGTAGCTTGTTGAGTTTGAGTGACCATGTAACGGACTTGACGTTAGGGTCAGTATCGAGTTCGACATTGAGCTGTGGCTCGAGAGTAAAGTTCAGAGACTTAATAACCTTCATGCGCTTGTTGAAAGCACCACCTGTTGAAGAGATGGGATTGAATGTCAAAGATTTAATGAGCGACTGGAACAAGTCCGTGCGCTTAGTGTTAGCCGCAAGAAGATCCGCGGCATAAGTACCATGAGTTGGAACAAGATCCTGATCAGAGAATCGGACGAGAGAAAGCTGGAAACGCGTTGACTTAGTCGTTGCGCCCCAGCAATTGAGCCTGATAGTGGCTCCCTCAAGTACAGACTTGGAATACGGATTAGGAGTGGTTGCAGCTGCACCAGCTCCAATAGTAGTGCCTTGCTCGAGCTTTAAATTAGACGTAAGCGTGGCTCCGTCTTCGGCAAGACCTTGAATAGGCGTAAAGGCCATAGCTCCGCCCACATTTTGCTGCAGTTGAAGCATTGGGACGGAGAGCACGGCTGTGCCGGCTGACATGTTGTTGACTGCGGTGAGATCGAACAGATAAAGAGGTAGAGCGCGAGTAGAAGCGTCAACCGTCTTGTTAGACATCCAATAGTAGCCATTACCAGTGAAAGCTTTCACTCCGTTCCAGCGATACACGAGACGCTCGAGGTTAGCACGAGTCAGCATCATCGTCTTCTTGGAGGCCGTCATCTTGCGGCCAATCCGGGTACTCTTGCTCGCACGAGATACCTGAGACATGTTCCCTCCGGGACTGAGTGTTGATGATCCCTGCTTGGTTGAACCAGGAAAAGACTTGGGGATCGATGGAATCTTGAATCCCCCTTTGACTCCCCCATTGATGGCGCCGGTTATGGCGCCCATGCCCTTGGTGACATATGGGTGAAGACCCTTGCCTGCGGCTTTGAGAAATGGGTAAGCTACCTTCCCCACCTGATATGCTCCCTGTGCAGCTGCCATCGCAGCTCCGGGAGATATATATTTCGCCGACTGACGCGGACGAGAGTAAATTGTTACTGGCTTGCTGGGGTAATCCAGATCTGTAAATCTCACCATGGTGTTCTGACCCAGGATTCGAGAATGTTTCGGCCGGGGGAATTTGAATTCCGTTCCGAAACTCCTTTGGCATAGAACGACGGCTTGAAAAACCGTCTTCATGATGTATCTCACTTATACGACCAAGTAACTGGTCGATATTCTCAGAGATGCCTGAGAACCAATCACGCGGGTGAAACGGAGATGTGATTGCGATTTTGCGAGCACGAAGTTGACGTGCACTGCCTTTAACTTCTACGCGGTATGCGTAGCGATCGGTGATGCCGAGAAGCTCGACGAACTTGCACCAATCGGGGCGAAAGTCGTCAATTAACACACCCTGATGAGCATCATAGCCATCCCAGAATTTGGACGTTGTCCTGTTACAAGTGTAAGTATCCTCGCCAAGCCACTCGCGAGCTGCTCGGGTCTTACCGGCACCGGGGGGACCCCAGTAAACCTTGATTTCAGTCACGAAATCACGTTCCTGCTCTTTATACTTCAGAAACTTCTCTGCGATCTGTAAACACTGAAGGTTGTTATCCCCTTCGAGGATCTCGCGCATGTTTGCGCCATTACGAAGCTGATCGTAAATAGCTTCGATATCAGTACGTTCACCCATTTTGGGTGGAAAACCGTGTTCGACGAAAACGTCGCCTTGCTTGGAGCAATATGTTTGGTTCTGTACACCAGTGCCTTTAGCTGCCTTGACCCAAGAGCGGCCTATACGTTCCTTCATAGCCGAATACGAACGAGCGTTCGAATAGTAAACGTACCCCTGAATATGCGGGGTACCGGTCTTTTTTCCCACCTCGAAGCCTGCGATGACGTACACGCTACCGCGCGTGAGAGACTTTACCGTCTCTATCTCGTCCTCGGTGTAGTTATTTATCGTGAAAACCCATCCTCGGGAACGTGTTCCTGTTTTAGATTCCGTCTCCGGGGTAACCAGGAGGTTGTCGTCGACCGGGGTTTCCATGTGTGGGTGTGTTAACCTAGGGTGAGATA